TGCTCACAGGCTGGGTGGACCAACGAGGCCCTGAAGGCCTACTCGTTCAGGAAGTACTCTCAGTATCTTGCCCTGGGCTCGAAGTCCCAGGTTACCACGCTCAAGGGCGAGGGACGCTCGTACGGGGACCCCGGTCTCCGGTTCGAGTCGCTGGCGCTGACGGCCCTGTCGGCCAGCGCCAAGCTCCTCCTGTTCGTCTAAGAGGAAACCTTGAACAGCTCTCCGTCGAACGACTTCCAGCGTAACAAGGGCGAGAAGTGGTACGAGTGTGCCGCTTGCGGCCCCGCCAGGCTGTTCGTTCGGCTCCTCTTCACCAGCGCCACCTCGGAGCCTCAGTTGGGCGAGACTCTAACTGGAGCCGGGTCAGGTTGCACTGGAATTGTAGACCGGGTCCACCTATACTCCGGTTCGTACGCGGCCGGGACTGCCGCTGGAGACGTTCTCCTCTTGTCCCCCACCGGGTACGACATAGGTACTCAGCTGTGTTTCACGGCGGGTGAGGCCATAAATGGCTCCGTCAGTGGCGCCGCCTTCATGGCGTGTGACCCTGAGACCCAAGGGCTCCTCTCTAGGAGCGGAAGGCTATACAGAGAGGGCGATACCTCCCTCAAGGACGGCAAAAGGTATTGTCACTTCCACTATCATTACAAGTGGGACAAGCGGACCCGTCAAGAGGCCCAGTTCACTATTGACGAGGGAGACCGCGAAACCCCGACTACGTAACGTCAGAGGAGAGAACCATGGCATTAGAAAAAATCGAAGCCGCTCTGGGCAAAGCCCCGGGCGATGACAAGGTCGAAGACCTCGACCTTCGGGTGTACGGCGACAGAATCGTCGTCATTCTTGACGAACTCGCGGAATACACGGTCTACAAAGACCCCACCACGGGTAAGGTGTTTCGTATCTCTAACGCGGAGGAGCACTCCGAGCGTACCAGGTTTGCCACTGTCAAGGCCGTTGGCGACGACATCGAGACAGCCTCTCGGTTTAAGGTCGGCGACCGAGTCATCGTATCCTGGCACGGCGGAACGCGACTCCACCTTCTTGACAAGACCATCTATGGCCGGGTGTGGCCTGAGGACCTGCTGAGGATATTTCGTAGCGAGGAGATTCTGGCGTCGTTTTCCGTAAAGGAGTAACGACATGGGCGCCCTTGGATTCGACAGCCTCAAGGCTATACTCAAGCTCAGGTTGGGCACGAAGACCCAGCTTGACAGCATCGGCGGAGTTGACTATCACGGACTCCTGATAAACCAGGCGTACAAGCAGTTAACGTCCAGCCACAGACTTCCAATCCTGGAGAAGTCTTTCTACTTTCCGCAGATGCACACGGTCACGGACCCTGTCCTGGCTACGGCCGACGGAGTGCCGTACATAAACGCCCCAAGCGACACGCTCAGGATTCGATACGTCTACGACAAGACCGCTGGGCACAAACTTGACTGGATGCCCGTGCCCTGGTACGTCTCCCAGACAGACCGAGCCGACACCACCGCCGAGGGCCCCCCGACCAAATGGACCCGCGACGGCTCCCGCATTTACCTGCACCCCACCCCTGCTGGCGTATACAGCGTCGAAGTGTGGTACCGCAAGGTAGCGGCCAGCCTCGACGGCGTTCAGACCACACTCATCGGCGCCGAGTGGGACCCCGCTATCATCGCCCTGGCATCGTACAAGGGCCACGTTTGGATTGGTGAACACGACCGGGCCAAGCCAGACAAGGAAGAGTACATCGACATCGTGACCGGCCTCATCAACGTCTACTCCAGGGAGGAATCGGACAGGAGCGAGCACTTCGAGGTAGACGGGCAGTACCTCCGGTATAACAGGTAAGACCAATGCCCGACAGACTCTTCGCCGTCAAACCCCTGGGGCACATGCTGGAGCTGAACCACGCCCAGCTGAACGCCCCAGACATGGCCGCCCAGTGGCCGTCCAAGAACGTGGACGTGTCGTCCACCCGTATCGTGTCCAGGTGGGACCACGCCACCATACTCACGCTACCGGCCACGCAGAAGATTCTGGCCATCCCACTACTCAGGAACAACGCGGGCGGCAACATAACGCTTCTTCTGACAGAGACCGACCTCATCAAGGTCCAAGACTCTCCCACGGGGGCCTGGAGCTATCTGACCGAGCAGTTCACGGCTGGCCTGGTCCGTAGTGTAACTCGCTCTGGGACGGGCCCGTATAAAATAGTTACCGGAGAGACTGGCGCATGGTCCGCCTCGGGCATCGGGGCTGGGGACCAGTTCATCCTGGACCAGGACCACGCGGACCCTCTCGACGAGTCGAGCGAAACCAACTGGGCCACGGTCGCTGGCATCGACGGGACCGGGACCGTCATTACCCTGACTGGCGGGTACCCTGGGACCACGGGGTCTTTCGGGGCCACCGGCGCTACCTACATCGTTCGCAAGGTGTACTCAGTCCCCACCGGAGAGCGGTGGGCCTGGTGCATCGTCAACGGGAAGCTGTGCTTCGGCAACGGCAACATCAACGTCCAGTACTGGGACCCGGCCACGGACGTTGCCGTGGAGCTCAACGCGACGTACGCACAGAAGGCCCGGTACATGGTTTCGTACGACGAGCGCCTGTGGCTGGCCGACATGACGGTCAGCGGCTCTCGTAACCCCTGGTTCGTGAGGTGGAGTGCCATCAGCACCCCGACGGACTTCACCGCTTCGAGTGCCGGGTGGAAGGCGTTCCTGGACACGCAGGAGCCAATTACTGGCCTGGGTGTCGTCGGCGGCATCCTGTTCGTGTACAAGAAGACCATGTTCCATATCGGGAGAAAGACCGGAGTGGCCATCGCTCCGGTCAGCTGGCCACAGGACCGAAGGGGTGCGGGGGTCTACGCCCCGTACAGCCTGGTTCACGCCTACGGCACCAACTACTTCGTCGGCGTCGACAACATCTACCGGATGGACGGAGACCGGGCCGTGCCCATCGGGGAGTCCGTGCGCCGTGTCTTCTTCGACCTGCCGACCGACGCCGAGCTGACGAAGGTCTTTGGCGACGTCAGCCTTAGGTTCAACCAGATTATGTGGGCCATGACCGACGAGGATGGGGAGCAGTGGCTGTGGACCTACAACTACTTCGAGAACTCCTGGTCCGTATCGACATTCGACCGGGTCGTGACCGGCCTCGGCGGGTTTGGGTTCTAAGGATAAACCATGGCAAACAGTCCACTTAGCCCGAGCACCCTGGTCGTTACCGAGTGCTCCGACCACCTCCACTTGTCGTGGGCGAATGAGTACGAGTACGGTAACTCACTTAATATCATAAGAAAGACCGGGGACGGTCCGTATGACTCCATTGGAAGCGTATGGTACCCCACGTCAACCTATGATGACTACGACGTATTGCAGTGTACGGCGTACTCGTACTACGTAACGACTAGTGGGTACGACGAGTTTGGGTTACCGTACGGTCCGACAAACATCGAGCTTAGCAAGGCACTCATCATCCCGGCTCCCACCGGGGTTGCCGCCGAGCCTGTCGCTGGCAGTCCGTCTGCCGACATAGACTGGACGAACAACTCCTCGGAGTACGACACAATCCGCATCCAGTGGCGCCTGGGGAACACCGGGGCCTGGAGTGGTACGACAGCGTCCTTTACCGCGTCGGCGCGTCTCGGTCCGCTTGGAGAGGGTTATCTGTACGGCTTCCGCGTTCGCGGAGAAGACCCGGTAGGCGGGGCGGGGACATACTCCACCGCTTGCACTGCATCTATCGACGTTGTGCCCCCATCTAGCCTGGTGGCAATAGGGGACTCTGTCGACGACACGCAGATGGACCTAAGCTGGGACCTCGGCGGGACTGGCCAGGACGGATACGACATCTTTATGAGTGAAGGCACAGGGGCCACGGCGTATACCGCCGCCGCGACTGCCGGTTCGGCCGCCACGGCTGGGACTGTGGGAGGGCTCACTCCGACCACCCGATACGCCTTCAAGGTCAGGGCCAAGCGTGGCGCCACGGCTGGCTCCTGGTCCGCCACGGCGAGTGCCGTCGCTGGGGCGCCGCCCGACGCACCGAGCCTGGTCGTCCTGGCCGCAAGTGGCTCGTACGCCATGGACCTCTCGTGGACTCCAACCGGCTCTGGATACGACGGGTTCTATATCTACCGGAAGCTCGACGGTGACACATACTACGACGAGATTGATGGCCTGGCGTCCACTGCTACCACGTACCACGACGATGGGCTGGACTCCGTCAGCAAGTACTGGTACTTCGTGTCGGCCTACAACGACTCTGGCGAGTCCGATGGTACTGCCGCAAGCGCCTCGACAGACAACGATACCGAGGCCCCCACCGGGCTTACCCTCACGGTTCTGTCCGACTCCCGCATCAGGCTCAGGTTCTCAAATAACTCGGATGATGTTGACTCGCATAAGGTTATGTACAGGAAGTCTA